GAGGAACTTGTTGAGCAGCGCAAGCGCAAGTTTGCCCACAAGCGCGACCACGAGGAAGCATCGAAACTGATACCCGTAAAGGTAAAAGGTTCGCTGCCGGTCGGCCTCCTTCACTTTGGCGACCCCCACGTTGACGATGACGGCACGGACATTGAGGCGCTAGAGCGTCATACGGCGCTCGTAAACGCCACACCGGGGCTTTTCGCCTGCAACGTGGGCGACACTACGAACAACTGGTGCGGGCGTCTGGCGCGGTTATACGCCGACCAGACAACGAGCGCGGCGCAGGCGTGGAAACTCGCAGAGTGGTTCATCGGGCGCTGCAAGTGGCTTTACATAATCGGCGGCAACCACGATTTGTGGTCAGGTGCAGGCGACCCGCTCCGGTGGATTGCCAAGCAACAGGGCGCGATGTACCGGGCATCCGAGGCGCGTATTGCGTTGCAATTTAGCAACGGCGCAGAGGTGCGGGTAAACGCCCGTCACGACTTCGCCGGGTCAAGCATCTGGAACCCCGCACACGGGCCGATGAAAGCGGCCATGCTTGGCACCCGTGACCATATCTATGTCGCCGGACACAAGCATGAGAGCGCCTACAGCGTCCTGAAAGACCCGGTGCAGGGGATTACCATGCACACGATCAAGGTCGCCTCGTATAAAGTTTACGACCGTTACGCGCGTGATAAGGGGTTCCGCGACAATGCTCTTTCGCCTTGTGCGGTAACGGTTATCAATCCCCGCCTACCGGCCACGCATCCGGACATGGTGAAGGTGTTTTGGGAGCCGCAAGAAGGGGCGGACTACCTAACCTATTTACGCGGAAAGGTTAAGTAATCGGCAAAAACTTAACAGGTCTACGACAACAAGTTAAGTAATCCCCAAAACGTTAACACGATGGCGGTGCAGACAAGTAGGGACTGAAACAGCCCCGAAATAATCTTGTCGAAATCAGGGGCGTTCATCGTTCCTCCACGCTGACCCCTTGCAGGCGGGGTATTGCATCCATCCGTGCCAATCCTTGTGCGAACACCATATATTGCCTGTGCGCCGAGTAATCTCTGCCGACCAGAAACAGGTATCGCATTTCATCGGTAAAGCGCTAGCGGCGGCACATCGGTAATCGTGTCCATGCGAATCTCCGTGGGCTTTGCCCAATAGAACCCCTTATCGCGGTGCCAGTATGCCACCGGCTCTTGTTTCTGCTCTTGCAAGTACAGCGCGTCCGCAAGCCGATCAAGAAGCGTGCTAGGATACGGACTATCTGCTGCAATCTTGTCGTATGCCATTTGCAAAAGTTCAAGGTCAACGGCGACTCTGGTCATTTGCTCCCCCTCGCACGGATAGCGTTACCGATACACAACCCGTAATTCGTCTTGGGATGGTCGGCGTCCCACGCTTCGGCAACTTGCGCACACGCCTCCCGCTCGGCTGCTACGGCAAGGGCGGCAAAGCGTTCTAGCCGTTCTTCAATCGTTGTTGTGCTTGTCTCGGGCCAGTTAAAGCCAGCCTCCCGCGCCATCTGGATGATGTCCTCGCGTGTCATTTCCTATGCACTCCATTCCAACATTTAATCAACTGGTCTTGTGCGTTAAGCAGGTTCCAGAAATCAGCAACTAGGGATAGTTCCATTCCACAATGCTCGTCTTTGTCTTTAGTGCATTCTATGAAAAGTGTCTGCCAGTCTTTGCCGTAGCACTCAATAGCGCCAGTAGCATCTAAACGAGCAGATGAGCCACACATTGGACAAGGTAAAATTTCCTCGCGTGTCATGTCTTGTCCTCCTTCCCGATCCCGTGGAACCGCTCGGCGGCGCGGAAGCCTACCTCAAAGTCATGCCACCGTGCGTCGATGAAGAGGCCTATGTACTCCTCGTCTATCTGCTCTACCGTCGCAGGCTCCGGCTTGGCTGCTGCGGGTGGGGCGGCGCGATGTGTCTCCCACGACCTCCGCGCCAGAGAGTCCGCGAAAGTCTCCTTTTCCTCCGCGAGCGCGGCGATGCGCCTGCCGTCAGCCAACCCGGCGTCATAACCCGCGAGGAAGTCGGGGCGCGCCTTCTGCGGCTGCTCCGGCTCCGCAAGCGCGGCCTTTGCGACATATTCCGCATACCGATATCGCGCATAACTATCCCCGGCTTTGATTGACTCATTCACGGATTTATCCCACAGCGTGTCTAGTTCCTCGGCGCGGCGCAGGGTGATTGTGTCGGTCATTGTTCTCTCCTGTGTACCCATACTTCGGCTCCTGTCTCGGGATCGCGGTAGTTCAGTTCGGGGTTGCACCAGCAAGGGCTTCCGTCCGTGACGTGTTCGCGGTATGCTCCGCCCGTGAGGGTGTCGATTTTGCCTTCAACACCACTACGGGCCGGGGCTGCAACCTCGGCCCGTTCCTTTTTCGGCTCCGCGAGCGCGGCGCGATGTGCCTCCCATGACCGCCGAAACAGAGATTCTGCGAAAGTCTCCTTCGGCTCCGCGAGCGCAGGCAACCCAACCTCGCGCACCCATCGACGGGCAGCGTCATAGCCACGCTGAAACTCGGTTTCCGGCGCATCGTCGTTGGCATTGACCCATCGGCGCAGAGCATCCGGCTCCGGCTTCTGCTCCGGCTCCGCGAGCGCGGCGTCGAGGGCGGCGAGGGCTTTACGCACCACGCGAACCGGGGCGCACTCCCGGCATTTTTCCTCGCCACAGTCATCGTCCGACGCGTTGACGATTCCACGCAACGAGTTTCGGATGTTCAGCCCCACAGCGCGGGGCAGGGTGATGTCGCTCACGGCTTCACCCCCTCGGCTTTGGCGATGGCGGCAATGATGCTTTTCCTAAATGCGCTGCCCTCATGCAGAACATCGGGTACGCCGTAGGGATGCACAAGGTTTAGCGTCCAAGCAACCACCTTCAACCTCTCCAACAGTTCCGCGTTCACCGCATGAAGGCGGCGCAGTTCGGCATTTGAATCTGTGAGTTCGCGTTCAATCGTGCGGGCGTATTTCAGCCACGCATAAACGCCCGGCCCCCTAGCCCTCTCGTAAAAAAACTCGTCTGTCCTCGGTGTGTCGCTCACGGCTTCACCTCCTTGATGCGCTGCTCAAACAGTCGCCACACCATCTCTTGAAACAGCGTCTCGTCTTTGGTCAGATTGAACGCATTGAACAGGTGCTTGTCGGTCATGTCGCAGATGCGAACTGCGCCCCGTGCTTTTGGATTGGCCTTTGGGTAATACGCCTCTTTGGTAAGCCACTCCCGCTTCCTGACCGTCTTGAACGGGTCGGGGTCGAGCGCATCCCATTCGTCGTAGCAATCCAAGTCGTTCGTCATATCGCTCACGGCTTCACCTCCTCTGCTTTGGCGATGGCGGCGCGGGCGCTAGCCCCGGCATCGTAAGCGGCTTCTCGGTGAATCTTGTGAGGGTCTGAGTCCAACAAATGTTTAGGGCATCGTCGGTCTATCCAATTCAACGCCTCCAACAGATCCGCGTTTACCGCATGCAGGCGGCGCAGTTCGGCGGCGGCAAGTCGTGGCGTCTGCAGGTCGCAAGCGTCAGCATCAAGCCAATCAGCCAACCGCAGGGCTTCGGGTTGCGTACTCACGGCTTCACCCCCTCGGCCTTAGAGATGGCGGCGGAAATCAGTTTGCTATGTGCATCTTCTGGATGCCCAATGATTGACCGGGCCAACTTCAACGCCTCCAACAGTTCCGGCGCGGCGGCGATGAGGCGGGCGTTGGCTTGACACTCCGAGCGTGTCAGTCGAACGCTGGCTACAAGTTGGTGAGGCGACCAAGTGCGGCAAATGATGTCGTAACAAGGTAGCGTTCCGGCTCCGCTTGCGGTCGTGTATTTAGTCATCACTTCGCACATGTGCGCGTCTTCGCCGTCCCTGTCTGGCCGACCCAAGTGCCACGGCCCCGGTGTGTGCGTACTCACGGCTTCACCTCCCGCGCCCGCAGCATGGCGTCGGCCGCTTTGTAGGCGTCCTCGGCAACATTTTCAAAAGTTGCGCCTTCGACAACATATGACACCATCCCCGCCAACGCCTGCCCCGCGAACCAGTCGCGCAGGGTCATGCCGTCTTGCTCCGTGCAAGCGGTTCTTTCTGCGTTGCTGAACGCTGCCGAGCGCGGAAACGCCGGGCCGCCGTCGTTAATCGTGGTCATGTCGTCGTCCTCCTGTGTATAGTCTTTAACAACTTTACCGCAAATCTTGCGCCTGTGGTAAAGATAAATCCGAAATGGGTTAATCGTCTCGGGATAGCCAAAGCAGGTACCCCACCGCAACTGCAATGGTCAATACCCACCCCCCGGCAACGACCGTAATCGCCACTTGTATCGCGTTATGGTACGTCAAGAGCGTTCTCCGCAATGGCTTTTGCCGCAGGGTCAGGAAGCCGCGCAATCGCCTGTAATGCGCTCGTAAGCCGGTACACGGCGGCATCTGCCTCGCGGATAGCCTCTAGGTCTGTTACGCGCCACGATTCAAGGGTCGCCACCTCGCGGCGAAGGTGGGCGAGGGTGCCGACGATGCCGTTATGCGTGGTAATCAGCCCGTGCAGATCGGCAAGCGCCGCCTCCAACTCCCGGTCGGTAAGTTTCATCGCGCCTCCCGCTTCGGCATTTCCGCGCCCTGCATCAGATACGCCGGTGGCAAGTTGTCGAGCCTAACCGTAGGCTTACCACCGCCCTCAACTCGGCTGATTTCACGCTCTAGCGCCGACAACCGCAGCCGCAGGGTGCGCCATTCGTGCCACAACTGGTCAAGGTGGCTCACGCCGGATTCTGTGTTCATGCTGCCGCAAGCCTCGTAATGTCAATGACGCGGGTGTTCTGGGGGTCGTAGTCGGCGGGAGCGCCGGTTTCCCAAGCCTTGTCGTACTTGATGCTGCCAAAAATCTCAATGCTTCGCATTTCTGGCTCGACCGGCTTTGCCACTACCAGCACTAGCCCTTTCCCATACTGACTGCGCCTAACCGGGGCTTCGGTTCGCGTTCGCAGGCGCTTGACTTCGATGTTTGTCCCCACATCGGCAACGCGGGTTTTGAAATGGTCATGCTGCGCGGCAGTCCACACCGACCCCGACCAATAACGGTTGTAATGCTTCGCCACGGCAATTTCGCACACGCAAGCCGCTACCTGTGCCGTGCGGTCATCTTCCATCCGACTGCGGTCGTAGTGCGCCGCATCCTTTTTGTTCCAGTTTGCCGTGAAGCGACGGATGCCAACATGAGCAGCCCACTCGTATTCCCACGGTTCAAGGTTAACAATCACGCTCACAGTTTGTCCTCCTTCAGCAGTTGGTTAATCGTCCTCGCCATGCCTTCAAGGTGCAGCAGCCGTACATATTCGCGGTCGAGGTCAAGGTGCGCCCGCCGATCAATCGCATCGTGACAGGCCGAGCATGCCCACGCCCCGAGCAGGTCGGGAGCCTTCAGCCCCATGCCGCTAATCCCCGCAATCCGCACATGGGCAAGCACCACCGTCTCGCTGTTGCAGTTGCAGATTTCGGGGATACGCACCATGCAGCCCCGGCCCCGTGCCTCTTTACGCAGGTTGGTCATATATCGGCTCCGGTAATGGCCCAATGCCCAAGTCCATCAGCCTGTTTTCGATGCCGTGCAAGTATTCCGTGAACTCCGCTGCGGTCATGCGTGAAGTGCGCTTCAAGGGTCGCAAACGCTTCTTGCCGAAGCCCTCTAGCGTCTCCCACCCCCACACCTCGCCCAAGAAATACTCGTGCAGGTCATCCCGCGTCCACCCCGCCAACGCTTCGCCGCCTGCCTCTAGCACCATCGGGTAAACGACGCCCCACAGGTAAGCGTTTTGCTGATTCGTGCGGGGCTTCTTCCACTCGCTCACTTCGACCGCCCACACACGGTCAGGGGCAAGCCCCTGAACCATGCGCGTGACGGCTGCTGCCATCGCGTCAGCGGAAGTGCCTTTGGGGAAAACGCGCTTCATCAGAACGGGATATCGTCGTTAGGGTCGGACTCGTCCATCACCGGGGCGCGGGTCGCCTTCTTCGGCGCACCCTGCTTCGGCTCAAAGCGCAGCGACATAAACTTGTCGCCGGTTTTCTGACTCGCCTTGATCCACGCGCTGATGTTCAAGTCCACGCCGTCAATGACAGCCGTTCCGCGATAGTCCGGGCGCTTGTCGTTGCCGCCCTTGTCGTTTTTGAACAGGGCGCCGCGATTGTTGTTGTCGTAAGTCACAGTTTCACCTCTTGCAGTTTAGAAATCTTGTCGCTCAACTCGGTAAGGAACTTGGTCACTTCGGCCTCCAGTTCCGCGATGTGCTTTTCATCACGCGGCACACGCTTGATGAACAACTGAAGGTGCGGCGGGAGCCGGGGGTCGTAGGATGCGAAGTCGCACCACGCCGCAGCCGTACACGCCATCTGCCATTGCATTTGAATGATGTACTTACCCGGCACGGTGTCGGTAAGGATGTATTCCAGATGGGTTGCGGTCGCAGGACACTTGAACTCGACCAAGCCCTCGCCAGACCCGCCAATGCGCCCGTCAGGGGACGCGCCCGAGCCCGCGATGATGGCGTGGTCGATGAACCCGACTTCCTCGACCAGTTCGCCTGTCTTGGCAGAGTACGCAGCGCGGGCGTTTGGCTCCTGCTCCGTCCCCCACTCCATCGCGGCGTTAGTAAACGAGGACGCCTTTTGCCCCGTCAGCCGTTCCACAACGAGGTCAGCCATGTAGTTAGCGCGTGAGGCTGCAGGGCCGCTTTTCGTCTTAGCAACCACATCAGCCACGCGGGAGGCCGTGACCTTGCCAAGCCGTGCGGCAAACCATTCGTCGGTGCGCTGTTCCATCAAGTCAACTCCTTCTTGCGGGCGGTGAATGCGTCCATGTGAACGGCGCGGATAGCGGGGTCAAGCGACTTGAATAGGGCGACAAGCGCCGCCGAGTCACCTACCGCCGAAATCTGCGTTAACACCTCGGGGTTAGGCTCAACCTTCTCCGATTCGGGCAAGTCCTCGCCCGCGTAGATGTAAAGGCCAAGCCCGTGCATCGCAATCGCTTTGGCAAGGCAACGCATGATAGCGGTATTGATCGCGAAAGCATCGGGGTTGACGATGGCGCGGTTGCGGTTGTCCATCACCGGCAAAACGCAAGTCTTGGTGTTGCCCTTCACCTCGACCGATACCTTGACCATCGCGGTGCCGTCCGGCAAAAACATGGCAGGGCGGTCGGCCCACTCGTGCGCGTTCCACCACGCGCCGGGGTCAATCTTCAGCACCTCGGCCCACGCCCACGCCCACGACAGATAAGACAGGTTGCCCTTCTTTTCGATGTGGTCGTTTACGTTGATTTTCAGCAGTTCGCTCATTTGAACATCCTCTTTGCCTTTTCGTTCATTTCGCGCAGTTCCGCAAGCAACCTGCGGTGCCGGTCGATATCGGCCTGCGTCCACTTCAGGAACACCAGTTCTTCGTAGTACCGGCGCTCCTCGTTTTCCTGTTGTTGCCGCCCATCATCCACGTTGCACCTCCTCGACCGTGCAGCCGCCATCGCCGCAAGGGACAAGCGCGGCGGCAATCAGCACAAGCGCCACAATCAGCCCAAGCAGGATAGCGGCTCGGGTCGCCTCGTCGCGGCTCATCGCGCCACCCGCTGCGCGTCCGCGATGTAACCCGCAGCGCGGCGAAACGACACAGACGCCTGCCGCGCCTCGCCAACCCACGTCCCCATCCATTCGGAGGCATCAGCCAATGCTCGGGCAGCGTCCGAATCGACGTGCATCGCGTAGCGGTACAGGGCATCCATGTTTGCTTGGTCGCGGGAAACTATCGCCCGGTCAAACGCCGCGCCCAAGTCGCAAGCCTCGGCAAGCGGGCGCAGCGTCTCAAACTGCGCCCACAGGTCAGACCCGCGATGGTTGAGCGTCACGGGGTCAACGCGCAGGGCGAGGAAGGCGAGTTTCATCGCGGCGAGTTCCTGTTGCGCGGCCTGCAGGTTGGCGTTTTCGGCCAGCAGGTCAGCCATTGATCGGTACGTCATGGTAGTCCTCCTTACGGGATGTAAAGTGATTCGCGGTAATCGCGCTCGGCTTCGTAGCGTTCCTGCGCTTTCCACTCGCGGTTTACCGTGTCGGCGTGTTTCTCAAACTCGTCAGCAAGCCCGTCATCCCACACGGCGACGGGCGACGGCAGGTTGTGCCATGTGCCATCGTCGAGGGCGATAGCGACGATGTGCGGGTCGTGGCACTCGCCGTGCGATACACCGGCCTCGACGAGGCAGGTCAAGCCGTCAGCGAAGTCGTATTCAAGGGTGTAGGTGGACATATCTGTTGCTCCTGTTTGGCTAGTGTTACGGGCGGGGGCGAATCATCGCCATCGCGTCGCGCACATCTTCCGCGCTGCCGACGCCTTTGCTGACGGTTTCGTAATGCTCAAACCAGTAGCCGTCGATGAGGTGAATGAACACGCGCCCATCGTCCATGCCTGCGCCTTCGATCTCGTCGACGCGGAAATCGCAAGCGGCCTTCGTGAGCGTGCGCATTGCGCGGAACCCGTTAGCGTCTGTGATTTTGCGGTGCATATCTGTTGCTCCTGAAAAGGCGGGGTGGTAGTCCCCCGCCGGGGTGGGTTACAGGCTGTTGAGCAGTTGACGAGCCGCAGCGATGTGCGGCGGGTCATCAACTCGCAGTCCGAGGTCTTTGCTGCGCTGATCGTGGCCTGCCACGCAAGCCAACAGCGCAAGCCGAAGCGCGGGGGCAGAATTGGCAAGCCGATACTCGGCTTCGATTTCTCGCGGGTTGGCGGCGAGAAGGATGTCGAGGACGTCGATGCGGCCTGTGATAACGATGTGCTGGTACATTTTTGTTGCTCCTATCTGTGGAGCCAGCACCGTGCTGGCATGGGGTCATCTTACCCAAGTCTTTACCCGTTGCAAGCGTTTTCTTTACCTATCGCATCCGAAACGGAATGATTGCCTTTTACCCCTACCGGGGGTAAAGTCCGGGGGTTTACCTTACGGAGTACCTATGGATATCAAGCCTTTTTTCGACCTGTTGGGCAAGCAGTCCCGCGTAGCACGGGCGTTCGGCGTTACGGATGCCGCTGTGCTGAAGTGGAAGCGTGACGGGCGCATCCCGGCGCATCGCGTAGAGCGCGGAGCGGCGATTCTGGCGGCTGCTGCGCTACCCGAGGGGTGCAGTCTGACCCCGCCTGAAACCGCTGTAGAAGCCTCTGGCGCGATCACGGCGACTGTTGTAGAGTGACCTCCACGGGGCGGCTCTGTCCGCGCTGACGCTCCATCCTCCCGCCAGCGGTGGCAAGACCACCCGGAGCCGCCCCACCTCCCCCCAGAAACGACAAAGCCCCACCGGGGCAGATGGGGCCTTGACGCCGAGGACTGGCCTCGGATACGCTATCAATGCAACTTGAGCGTGGAACGGACTTTACCGGACGATTTCGGACAAGTCAAGGCCACG